ATTGTGGCTACCATCTATTCAGGTCCCATCGACCGGCCATGACATCCTGATCCACAGTCTCGAGGTGTATCCGACTCCCCAAGAGGGAATCGAGTTCGTATCTCGAGCAGTTGGCGAGGGAATGGGCGGCTCTATGCCGGATCTGATGGCGCCTTCTCAGTGGGGCGATCTTGCTGTGGTGTTCTATGCCTCGCAGTTCGGAAACACTGCTGCTCGTCCGCCAACAGGATGGGTGGTTGCAGCCCAGGTAAACGCCGCGGGCCGGTCTGGTTACGTCGCCGTCAAGAAGGTGACCAACCCGCAAGATACTCTTGGGGTTCAGTTCGGAGGAACAGTGGCATCTGGTGCTCGGGAACGGGCCCTAATGATTATCGTCCGCGGGGTCAAGGATTTCGACATCCATACCTGGCAAGCCGGTCTTCCTGAGATTGATCCGAAGCGTCTAGGATTGGTCGCTGGGCAGTATCACGGGAACAAGAATACCCCTCTAACGGACTGGCGAACCACCAAGAATAAGTGGAATGCCGGGACGAACTCCACGACCGATTCTTGGTCTGCTCTTCTGGTCGGAGAGACTGAGAAGATCACCGGGATTCCTAATACCTCAGCCTGGGCATGGGTCTATTTGACCCCGATGATTGATGTGGCGGCCCAGGAGGAAGCTAATCCTACTGTCGAGATTGTCGGAGCAGAGCGAGGGATTGTCACAGTATTCGAGGCGGACGATTCCGAGACCCCAGCCCATATGAGGGCTGTCCCAAAGGGGTATCCCGACATTGGAACTATGATGATCACCAAGGGATTCCTTGTGGCTCATCGTGGGGGGTCGGTCAGCTGGCCCGAGGCATCAATAAGAGCCTATACCAACTCTGTAATGTTCGGAGCAGGGGCCCTTGAGGTGTCATGTCAGCGCTCGAAGGACGGAATCTGGTTCCTAAACCACGATCGGACCCTTCAACGTACTGATCCAACGGCTCCAAATACCCCCGTCACTGAAATGACCTGGGACGAGATCCGAAAGTTCAAGACAGTCGGCGAGCCTATCATGAAGGTGGAGGACTACTTCCGGGCATATGGGTCGAGTCACATCACAGTTCTGGACCCGAAGTATTCGGCTGGCAAATGGCAAGAGCTGAAGCAGTTCTTCCCATCTGATGCTAAGAATCGGATCATCTGGAAGTTCTCCGTCGACGCAACCTGGCTTGTAAACCAGTGGAAGGCCGACGGATGGAAGTGCTGGGGGTACTCTTACCCGGAGCATGTCGCTGATGGTCGACTGAATGGATGGGCCGCCCCATGGGACTACCTCGGAATGTCCTTCGAGGCAGACCAGCAGACCTGGACCAAGACCCTGGCACTCGGTAAGCCGGTCTGGGCGCACATCTGCGCCACTAGAGACCAGTACAACCAAGCAATGCAGAAAGGCGCTGCGGGATGCATGGTCTCTGGTGTTGCAAACATCCTAACCGAGAGTCTAGTCTAGGAGAATCATGATCACGATCGAGAGTCAGGGCGAATGGAAGCTGACCAGAAACTGGTTTGACAGAATGACCAAACTTGACCTGGCTCTGATCATGAATCAGTTCGGTAAGGAGGGGGTAGCTGCTCTCGCCTCGGCTACCCCTTCCCGAACCGGAGCCACTGCTAAGTCCTGGAACTACGAGGTAAAACGAACCGGTAATAACTGGAAGATTACCTGGACGAATTCGAACGTCAACAAAGGCGCCAACATCGCCGTACTGATTCAATACGGCCACGGAACCCGCAATGGCGGATACGTTGTTGGTCGAGACTACATCAATCCCGCGATCCGGCCCATCTTCGACAAGATCGCAGACAAGGCCTGGAAGGAGGTCACTAGGTAGTGGCAACTATTGACGAGCGGGTAGTCTCGCTCAAGATGAGTAATAAGCAGTTCCTGTCTGCTATTCAGGAATCTGCGTCCAGCATGGACAAACTCAAGGGCGCATTGAAGCTCGACCAAGCCACGTCGGGCTTCAGTAGGCTCAGCGAGATCGCTAAGAACACCACGTTCGGCGACCTGGCGGCCAAAGCCCTGGACATTGGTAAGAACATGACCCTGATGCAGGGCGCGGGGCTTGCCGCGTTCGGTGGAATTGGTGCTGCAGCGCTATCGGCCGGCCAGAAGATCATGGGTGGCTTCTTCCAGACGGTCAAGGATGGCTTTAACGAGTATGAGCTCAAAATGAGAGCCATCCAGACTATTATGGCGAACACTGCTGATAAGGGCACCACCCTTGCCGAGGTTAAGACCTCCTTAGCAGAGCTGAACACCTACGCGGACAAGACCGTCTATAGCTTCAGTGATATGACAAATGCGATTGGTCTGTTCACCGCGGCCGGTGTGGACCTGCAGACCTCGGTGTCATCCATTAAGGGTCTATCCAACCTCGCAGCAGCATCGGGCTCAACTGCCCAACAGACTGCAACGGCGTACACTCAGCTATCCCAGGCCATTTCGGCTGGCGTCGTCCACCTGCAGGACTGGAATTCACTTGTTAATGCTGGTATGGGTGGTGAATCCTTCAGAAATGCCCTGATCGAGACCTCTCGAATGATGGGTACTGGCGTTGATGAGGCTATCGCTAAGAAGGGTAACTTCCGAGAGTCCCTCAAGGAAGACTGGTTGACCGCCCAGGTCATGACCACGACCCTTACCGCTATGACGAATGACCTATCCGAGGCTCAGCTCGTCGAGATGGGGTACTCTGAGGATCAGGCTGCTAAACTGAAACAGTTCGCTGGTAACGCATTCGATGCAGCAACCAAGGTTCGTACATTCAGCCAGCTAATCGGGACTCTCCAGGAAGCTATTGGTTCTGGATGGGCTGAGACCTTTGAGATTCTGTTCGGGGACTTCAATGAGGCGACTGAGCTGTTCACCAGCATCAGTAATTGGCTTGGTCTTCTGATCAGTGACAGTGCCGATGCTAGAAACAGTTTCCTCCAGATGTGGAAGGATCTCGGCGGACGAACCGAGCTGATCCGCGGACTCTCCAACATCTTCAAGGGTCTTGTAAAGATCATTGGCCAGATCGTCCAGGCATTCCGGAATGTGTTTGCCAATGCATCTGCCGAAGGTCTTTACCGAATGACAAAGGCTTTCGCTGACTTCACCGAGAAGCTGATTATCACTGACAACTTCGCAGACAAACTTGAATGGACTTTTACTGGTCTATTCTCGGTCTTCCACATCCTATGGACGATCGTCTCTGAAGTCGGGCAGGTCATCTTTACGGTGGCTGCGCACATTATCGGGGCGCTCTTCCCGGCCTTTGCCGGTGTCAACTCAGGAATCTTCCAGATCACTAAGATGATCGGCAAGGTAATCTACTGGTTTGACCAATGGTTCAGCTCGCTTGATCTTGGCGGGAAGGCACTGAAGCTCCTTCTACCTCCTATTGACCTAGTCGGCAAGGCCATCAAGTGGGTTGTTGAGGCAATCCACAGCTTTATCATGTGGCTCGACGTCGGCACCAAGGTGACGAAGGTTGGTCAGTCGCTCAAGGACCTGTCTTCGAAGTTCGGTCTTGTTAAAGAAGCACTGAAGAACTCCATCGTCGGTCAGCAGTTTACTGCGGCGATGACTTCTCTCCACAATGGCATTGATAAGGTGAAGACCAAGCTCCATGACTTCGGTCAGAGTGTTGGAAACAAGCTCAAGGCTAAGCTCGAGTCTGGCCGTTCCGCCGTTGCCGAGTACTTCAAGGGTTTCCAGCTTGGCGACCTATCCTCTTCCGAGGCGATCATCGCCAGGCTGACCGAGAAGTTCAACGAACTCGGTGAAAAGCTCAAGATTGCTGAGAAGGTCCAGTGGCTCAAGGAGAAACTCATTGAGCTGAAGGAAGCTCTTGAGGAAGTCTGGCAGAAGATTCAAAATAGCAGTGCTTGGGAGAAACTGGGCAACACAGCCCACAAGGCTGGGCAGAAGTTCAAGGAACTTGCTATTGCATTCCGCGACTGGGTAAATGGTCACGGGGATGTGAAGCAGAAAGCTTCCGAGGCAGCTAGCGCAGTATCCTCAGTTGGTACGGCTACGGCCCAAGCTGCTAAGGATGCTGCTGGCGCCGCTAAAGACAACTTCCTCATCAAGTGGGCGGAGGACATTAAGCGGATTGCCAACCAGCTCCACTTACCTGAGCTATTCGAGACCATCAAGCAGAAGCTTGTCGAGTTCAAGGACTTCATCAAGCAGCAGTTCGCTCCGGATGTCAAGAGCGCTGCTATGAAGGCCTTTGGCGGCATTGGTGAAGCCCTGTCCAAGTCCAACGAGAATCTCAAGTCGTATGACATGGGTAAGATTCTTGTCGGAGCTATTGGCACAGGAACCCTGATCGCCTTTACTCGATGGATCAACGCTTTCAAGAAGAACTTTGACAAGATCGGGGATGTCGCCGAGAAGTTTGGCAATGTCCTGGACCAGCTCGGCGGAGTCCTTGAAGGTTTCCAGAACAAGCTTAAGGCGGATGCCCTCCTAAAGATTGCTATCGCCATTGGCGTTCTTGCTGCGACACTGGTGATTATGGCTCTTGTTCCGGCGCCAAAGTTGGTCATGACGCTTATTGCTATGAAGCTAATGTTCAACATGATCAACGATATGATGACGTCACTTGGTAAGATGGTCGCGTTCAAGAAGCATGCTCCCCTTGTCATGGGGCTATTAATTGCTCTTGGCGCAGCATTGATCCTTATGGCTACTGCTATTCGGATCCTCTCGGGTATGGATGTTAAGGGTGCAATCGTCGGCGTGATTGCTATGGAGATTCTCCTAAAAGACCTGAGTGTCTTTATGCAGCGCACCACACACCTCAAGGGTGTCGAGAAGGGGGCTAGCATCCTTCTTGCACTGGCGTTGTCCTGCGTCATCCTTGCTGGGGCGGTCTACATGCTCGGGTCGATGGATACTGGTAAGGCTGTTCAGGGCGTCATCGCGTTGGATCTGATCATCTCGTCGCTATCAGTGTTCCTTACCACAGCAAGTAAGAACCCATTCATGGCTAAGGGCGCAGCGATTCTTCTTGGCCTCGCTGTGGCCTGCAACATCCTGGTCTCTGCTATCTGGCTTCTCGGCACGATGGATACTGGCAAACTGATCCAGGGTACTTTGGCGGTTGTGGTTCTGATCACATCTCTATCGCTAGCAGTTAACATCGCTGGACGAGGTACCGGTCGAGGAGCGGCCGCAATCCTCTCGATGGCAGTTGCCGTAACGGCTCTAGTATTTGCAGTATCCACGCTCGGAGGCATGAGTATTGGCGAGCTCGCCAAGGGTCTGATCTCACTGGCTATTGGTCTCGGAATCATGGTGGCTGCCGCCGCCGGCGCTGAGGCCTTTGCCGTCGGTATGATCGCCCTGGGCCTTGCTGCGCCAGCAATGTATCTGTTTGCTGGAGCCATTGAGAAACTGGGTAAGCAGTCTTGGGCGCAGGTGGCGATTGGTCTGGTGTCCTTTGCTGGTGCTATGATCATTCTTCTAGGTGCAGCATTCGTTGCTCAGCTGGTGGCCCCGGGACTCATTATCCTGACTGCGGCAATTCTGGCACTTGGCCTCGCCCTTCTCCCGATCTCAATTGGCCTAGCGGCCTTTGCGGCGGTTCTGGGTATCTGTGCGACCACTGGCTCTGCAGCATTCCTGGTCCTGACCGAGGGGCTAAAGCAGCTCGGTGCCATACTGCCTCAACTAGCAATCGATCTGGCAAACGCAATCGCCTCGTTCATCATCACACTCGGTGCCAATGCGCCACAGATGGGCATCGCAATGTCCAAGCTATTGGCTGCCGGCATTCAAGCTGTTCGAGACAACATTCCCGGACTCGTAGCCGTTATGTTTGAGTGGATCTCCGCAATGCTTACTGAGCTCGATAACCACGCATACGAGTTCGGCTACAAGGGCGCAGATACCGTCGCCAAGTTCATCCAGGGTGTTGCCGATAACATGGGGAACATCATTGATGCTGGTACTAACCTGGCTATCAACTTCCTCGATGGTATCGGGCGAAATGCTGGACGGATAATCGACAAGGCTGCCTGGACGATCCTCAAGTTCCTCGAGGGTCTCCGAGATGCCATCAACAATTACTACCCTCGATTCAACAAGGTTGGTCGCGAGATTGCTTGGGCCATCATCAATGGTATGACCAATGGTCTCGCAAACAAGGCCTGGGAGTTCGGGGAGAAGATGGTCAGCGTCGCCAAGAAGGGTTACAACCGAGTGAAGAGCTACTTTGGTATTCACTCTCCTTCTCGACTGATGATGCAGCTTGGTCAGTACGTCGGAGAGGGTCTCGCCATCGGTGTTCAGAACACCGGAGACCAGGTTGCAGCTGCTGGCGACTATGTCGGTAAGGCCACCTACGACGCAATGGCAAAGGCTATGGACGGAGTCACAAACCTCATCGAGGAAGACCCGTCCTACAAGCCGGAAGTCAAGCCCGTTCTCAATCTCGAGGAGATGGAGAAGCAGGCAAAGGGCATCAACAGCCTCATGCCTGCAATTGGCACCACGCTCAACGCAGCAAATGGTGCACGGCCCACAATTCCTGTGGATGCCAAGTTCGATGACAAGAACAGTCAAAATGGCACCACAAACATCACCTTCAACCAGACGAACAACTCGCCAGAGGCCCTTGACGCTGCGGACATCTACCGCAACACCAAGACGCAGCTGGCCATGGCAAAGGACGCGTTGACTGTATGATCACCGAAGTCTCATCTATCAACAAGGGGGGCGAATCCCTCAATCTTGATCTATTCGACCCCTGGAGCTCGGGTATCGCAGTCAAGGAGATCACCGGTCTTGGCCCAGTCAAGACGGAACTCAGTCTTGAGCGGTATGCACTGATTGATGGGGCATTCCTGAAGGGGGCGAGGGTGGGGACTCGTAATGTGGTTCTCACCCTCATCCCCGTCGGGGAAGACATCCAGACTGAACGCCGAAAGATCTACAAGTACTTCCCGGTTGGGGAGACGGTTACCTTCGGCGTGGTTACTGATCAGGTGGCCGTCAAGTCCAGCATGATTGTCGAGTCAGTCGAGCCGAACATCTTCTCCGAGAGGCAGGAGATTGGAATCTCGCTGATTGCTATCGATCCTTACTGGCGATCCAACTCCCCGTCCATCACGGGTCTTGTTGGGTTCAATGATGTCACACCTCTGTTCCAGTTCCCGTTCAAGTCTGCGGACAACCCCAAGGAGCTCATCTTCGGCGACATGTCCAACTCGTCTGGTAAGGACATCAACTACCTTGGCGACGCTGACACAGGCGTTGTCATCACCTTCTCCTTCAACGGCAATGTGTCTAACCTGACCGTGATCAACCAGACCTATGACGAGGCTATGATCATCAACAAGGTCAAGGATTTCTACCGTGGCGAGCAGCTTGTCATCGACACTCGGCCAGCTAAGAAGTCCGTCAAGCACATTGCCGGTGGTAAGGAGTCGTTCATCACCGGTGTTCTCGACATCAAAAGCCAATGGATCAAGCTACACCCAGGCAACAACACCATTGGTCTGCAGTTCGTCGGGAACCCCAACGACATGGATATCTCTATCGAATACGAGACCTTGTATAGGGGCGTCTAATGCATCTGTTTTACAGAAACCGTCTTGACTGGAAGGACACACGTGAGATTCCAGACGACTTCATCTCACTGAACTGGACTGAGAGGGCTTACGACTTCGGTCAGTTCGAGCTGGCAGTCTTCACGACTGACTCAGTACCCATGTATCGCCTTGGGAACTTCATCTCGAGGGACGACACGGATACTGTGATGGTTATCGAGACCTGCGCTATCGAGCAGCAGAACAACGGTAGCTATAAGCATACCTACTCGGGGCGTTCCCTCGAAAGCATCTACACCTGGCGAGTCCTAGAGCACAAGACCTTCATCAAGCCTGATGCTCAGCAGAAGTTCAATGCTCAGCTGTTCGCCCAGCAGATGGCTAATAACCATCTCGGCCCCGCGGCCGGTAACTCCAGGGCTCTTCCTGGGTGGACATTCCATGGAGATCCGGAAGTCAGCGAATATGCCTATGTGAATGATACGGGCCAGAAGCTTCAGGATGGAAAGTGGGTTGTGTGGGATCGTTGTCCCCTCAACGAGCCATTCGGGCAGATCCTCCAGGCCTGCAAGCCAAACGGGTATCCCCTCTACTACAAGGTTACTTGGGAGCAGGGGAACTTCCACACCTACATCCGGCACCCTCGACTTGTGGAGACTATCGTGCTCTCCGACAAGAACGAGAACTTCACGGACTACAAGGCCGTCTACTCCATTGTCGACTCGAAGAATGTCGTCTACGAGATCTTTGACTCTGGAGATGTCGAGCTGAATGACAACTGGATCGCTGATGGTACGACTCACCGTAGGGAGCACCGACTTCGCTATGGTGATGGTGTGGACCGACGAGAGGCCCTGTGGAACAACACTCAGGTCCACAAGCCCTACCGAGCTGAGGACTGGAAGGCTCTGACTCCGGCCCAGAAGCAGATGGTCTCTGCCTTGACTGAGATGTGGTATCCTTACTGGGTTCTGGACGCCATGTTCCCGAAGTACAATCCTCTGGGCGTCATGTCTGGTAAGATTGATAACTTCTCGAATGTGGAGTACCGCAAGGGATTCGTCTGCGGGGATGTGATGTACTACGTCCCATCAAACGGAGCGCAGCCCATTGAGGCCCAGCTCACCGAGATGACTGAGTCCTGGTCCGACAGCGGTTTCACGCAGACGCCTGCCATCTCGATGGCTTCTCGAAACAAGTGGACGGGTGACACATTCCGTCTCAACTACCTACGAAAGGGGCCCGGTATCGTGATCGAGCCTCGAGACGGAGATTTCGCAAATGCCTCTATCTAGTGGTTTCTACAATTCAGTTAACGGAGACAGGGTCTATGACGCAGAGCAGTTCGGCGCCCTGTTTGACGGAATCATCTCGGATGGTGTCTTCCCGAATGTCGGTGACCACTTCCTGGTTCGCCCAGGGACCAACGAGATGGCCGTATATGTCGGATCCGGCAAGGCCTGGTTGAACCGCCGTTGGGTGGAGAACACCGCTGACGAGAAGCTGTCTATCAGTGCTGCCCACGCCTCACTGGATCGTATCGACTCAATCGTGCTGTCTGTTGACAACAACAAAGCAGTCCGAGCCGCTCGACTCGAGGTGCTGACCGGTAAGGCGTCTGGTAGCCCGCAGGCTCCTCTGCCGACGGATACCCCCGGTAAGAAGTACATGGTGCTCGCCAACATCCGAGTTCTCAAGGCTGCTAGGCAGATCTCTCCGGAGCATGTCTCCTCTCGAGTTGGCTACGGTGGCGCTAATGGCGCCCCATACATTGGCGGTCCGGCGAACACGATCGACCTCACAGCACTCCAGAACAAGCTGCAGGGCGAGTTCGACACCTGGTTCAAGGCTGTCCGAGACGCACTGACTCAGGCTGGTGGAAATACCGCCACTGAGGTCGCCAACCTCAAGGCCTCTGACACGGCTCAGAACCTGAAGCTGGGTAACATCGAGTCTCGAGTCGGTACGAACGAGAGCAAGATTGTCAATATCAACTCTTCTCTCAACAACGCTAGCACCCTCTTCCAGATCGCTAGCCGAGGAAATGCGGGTCTTCACAACTCTCTGTTCCGAGGGGGATCCCTTGGTAACAACGTGAACCCGTATCTCACGTCGATCCGAAACGGAACCTTCGACAACATGTTCTTGGGCGACTACTTCTCGATCAACGGCGTTACTTGGCGTATTGTCGCATTCGACTACTTCTATGGAATCGGCTACCCCAAGTACCTCCGCCACCACGTGATCGTCCTTCCTGACCAACCCCTCTACACGAGCCGATACAACGACACGAACAACATCCCGACGGCGTTCACCTCGTTCGAGATCGGCCGAACGGGTCTGAACCGAGCCATTTCTACGGCTCAGGGTGTATTCGGTACTGGGAACGTTCTTCAGCCCCTGACGAAGTTCCCGACCTCCTACAATAACCTCTCGCAGATCACTGGCTCGGACTGGCTGGCCCACACGGCCGGTCTTATGACTGAGGATATGATCTTCGGACGTCAGGCCATCTCAAGGCACGACTTCCAGCGAGGGGACCTCGCTATCGGACGCTTCCCGATCTTCGAGCTGGCCAAGAACTACATCGCTTGCGAAAGCAACTACTGGACTCGAGACATCGCTACGACGAACTCCTCGATCTATGTGGGTACTGATGCATCGGAGTACACCGCGGCCTACACCTCGGAGCAGGGCGTCCGTCCCTACTTCGCGATTGGATGACATGCAGCACTTCGGTCTGAACCCAGTCCTGGACATGAGCCTGGCCATCGTATTCTCGGTGCTGGGCTCGTCCGGGATCTGGGCATGGATTATGAAGCGCGGGGAAAGGAAGTCAGCCAGTACCCAACTGCTGCTTGGTATGGCGCATGACCGAATCGTCTATGTCGGAAAGACATACCTTCATCGAGGCTATCTCACACTCGACGAGTATGAGGACTTCATGAAGTACCTCTACGAGCCCTACTCCGAGTTCGGAGGAAACGGGCTTGCTGAGAGGATCGTCGATGAGGTCAAGCGCCTACCAATCGTCCCCACTCCCAGACCTCCCGCAAAGAAGAAACAAGATGGCTAAGCACCTCAAGGAGAAACAGATGACGAACAAGTCCTACGACATCCTCAAGTGGGTTGCTCTGGTTGCCCTCCCGGCTACCTCTGCGCTCTATGTCACTCTGGCAGCCCTGTGGCACCTTCCATACCCTACTGAGGTCGCTGGGACGATTGCTGCTATTGACACCTTCCTTGGTGTGCTTCTGGGCGTCAGCTCTAACAAGTACACGGGTACTCAGCCCTCCGGGGCCCTTCACGTGGACGAGTCTCAGGGTATTCACGCCACCTTCGACCAGGGCGTCGGCGAGATGCTCCGGAATGGCAAGGTGACGCTGGACGTCAAGCAGGTCTAAGCGAGAAAAACCTGTCCTATTATGAAACCCTAGAAAGGAGCCACTATGAAGAACCCCGACCCCATTCAGCAGACCATAGAGTCAGCTCTGAAGGATGCCGAGCTTCACGATCCTGCCTCGGATGACTACACCACCATTGTTCGCAATGTTGAGACTCTTGCAAAAGCCAAAGCCCTTGGTGAAAGCAAGAAGCTCAGCAAGGACGCAATTCTCGGCGCAGTCACCTCGATGGCCGGTATCTTAGCCGTCCTCCAGTACGAGCGACTCGCTGTCGTCAGCTCGAAGGCATTCGGGCTCATCATGAAGGTTAAGCCCTTCTGAGATTCGTCAGGCCCCCTGTGCAATACGCATGGGGGGCTTGGCTTATCTTTTTTGCCCGCGAGAAAAACGGAGAGTATAATGAAACCCTGACATAGAAAGGATACTCTCATGAACCTCTCTCCCGCCGCTGCACAGGCCGCACTCGACTACGCTGAGGAGCTTGCTGCAACTGGACTGAGCTCGACTGAGTACGACCACATCTATCTCTGACAAGTCTCTACCCCTGAACAAGGGGTATAGGCTTCGCCGAATTTTCCCGCGTTTATGTTTTTAGTCACATTAGTCACAGGAGTCGCAGAAATAACACATGGTATAATGAAGACCCTAGAAAGGAACCACAATGACCACTCTCGTTGCCCTCATTGCCCTCCCCTTCGTCGTTATCGGCGCCCTGCTGATTTTCGCCGAGGTATTCGGCAAGAAGAAGCAGTGGAACTGATATCCATCATCTCTTCAGCCAAAGATCCCGCCATGGGATCTAGGCTTTTCTTTTTTTTCGCAAGTATAACCTTGTGTATATTGAAGACCCTACTCTGAAAGGAAACGCCATGTCTTACGCCATCCTCGGACTCTCGGTTCTCGTCATCGCCCTCTCGGTGATCGTGTACTTCGCCTTTGAGGAAGCGCACCAGCTCAAGATGCAGCTGATTCGCCTCCGCAAGCGGAATCTCGATCTCCTAGAGATGAACTACAAGAACCAGGACTTCATTGATGATGTTGTGAAGATCAACCAGGCACAAGCCAAGAAGATCCAGGAACTCAAGAACCGTATCTCGTTCTGATACGGAGCCGTACCCCTACCAAGGGGTATAGGCTTTTCGCGGATATTTCCTGGCGTATATTGAAGACCTACGAAAGGAAAGACCATGACTTACATTGCTCTTGCTCTGACCACTATCATGGCCATCTGGTTTGCCGTTGCCCACGAAGAGCAGAAGCACAAGACTACCAAGTATCAACAGCTTGCGCTTCGACTCAAGAAGGAGAACGACGCACTCAAAGATGGAACCATGGATAGTGAGTTCGAGCGACTCGCTTTGAAGTGCTTCTCCAAGTAACTTCGACTCATATCCCGAACCTGGGATATGAGCTTTCGCGTAAAAAACTATGACTATAATGAGACCCCTCTACTCGAAAGGAACCACCATGGACACCAACGACAACACCGTCGAGACCACCGACAAGATCGTTGAGTTCAAGTTCAACAAGGACGCTATCGTCCCCGCCATCAAGCGCAACTCCAAGAAGTTGATTGCAGGCGCCGCTGTTCTCGCAGCTGGTGCAGCACTCACTCTCATGGCAGTTCGTTCGGTGCCGGAGATCGAAGAGCCCGAAGAGCTTGAGCACGACGACCTTGACGAGGCTGACGCTGTCGAGTCCGAAGACTCTGACGACTGAACTCTCACCTATAACCCGACTTGGGTTATAGGCTTTTCTCGAGAAAGGAACGCACATGAAATACCTATGGACAGGCTGCATGGCTTTGTTCTTCGCCTCTCTCGGATGGGTGCTTTGGAGCAAATTCGGGAGCACTCTGCCCGAGAAGGTCTTCGGTGAGACTGTCATTGGAATCTTCGGTGTAGGATTCTGTTCGTACATCTTCATGGAACTCGACTACTAGGAGGTACAATGAATGACTGGACTCTTGCGGCTATATGCGCACTCCTCATCACGAGCGTACTTATTATCATCGCACTCGGGCTCGGGATCCTCATCAAGACGGGGCTCATGGTGGGTCTTGTGGCCCTGTCTGTTCTTGGGGTCGGATTGACACTGTATCTGTAGTCCGCGAGAAAAACGGGGTGTATTATGAAACCCCTCCGTTTGAAAGGACACATCATGACCCGCATTCTCGTTTCGACCATCAAGACCGTGACCTTCATCCTCGGTATTGTTCTCGCATCCTGCTTTATCGGCAGGGGCGCCAACAACCGTATGAAGCACGTCCTGACGGTTCAGCAGCGATTCATTTCGCGTCGTGACAACCGACTCAACCGCTGGTAATCCAGCTCTATACCCCGACATGGGGTATAGGCTTTTCTTTAGATAGGAGCACACATGCTAGTAGTCTTACTCGGCCCGAGCTGCTCAGGCAAGTCTACATTCCAGAAGGAGCTGGTACAGGATGAGGGATACCATGCAGTCCGCACTGCAACCACCCGACCTAAGCGTATGGGAGAGGACTTATCTTCCTACTACTTCCTCAAAGATCAAAGCTTTGCTGAATGGGAGGCAAGAGGCGATCTCCTGTGTGTTGAGACCTTCCGAGGATGGCGATACGGTGTTCCTAGAGACGAACTGGTCCGATCTCCATCCAAGCCAAACCGAGTCGTCATCCTCACCGTCGGAGGGGTCCTGGAGTTCCTGGCTCGACATGCTGACATTATCACAGGAGACGCTCTGTCCGTACTCTATCTCGGTGTTGATGGAGTCACCGCAGAGTCTCGTGCTTTCCGACGAGGAGATGAACGACGAGAGTACCTCCGACGAATGGCGGCGGACTCAATCGACTTCCGGCACTTCCCTAAGGAGAATGGTGTCTGGGAATTTACGCCGGATTACATCCTGGATTGCATCGGTAATCCGCAGAACTGGAAACTGAAGCCTCGACTCAAGAAGCTGGAAAGGAAGCACTCATGAGCATCATCTGGTGGACCCTGTATATTCTGGGCGCTCTTACAATCTGCATTCTCTGGACGCAGCTGATGGCCCTCATCGGTACCTGGCTCAAGGCCTACCGGGAGAGCAAGGATCCTCTTACCCTGACTCGTAAGGACATCCAGTCTCTCGTGAGGATGGAAGTTGACGCATATCTGAGTAAGGAGGACAAGTGATCAATGCGAACGGTTGTACGCAATTTATCAAGGCAAACGCGCCGGCGATTCTCGCAGCTTCCGCCTGCATTGGGACCGTCACTACGGCCGTGCTCACGGCGAAGTCTACAACGCTCGCTATCGAACGGATTGCCGATTATTGCGAGGCTAACCTCCGGTCGCCGGAGGACCTCTCATGGCGGGAGAAGTTCGCAATATCTTATCGGGTGTACATTCCCCCGGCCATCGCAGGGGTTGCGACTCTGGTATCGATTGTCGCGGCAAACCGTATTCAGTACGCTCGCGGTGCGGCGTTCGCACTGGCGTATTCCGGTAGCGAGGCGGCGTTTAGACGATATCGCGAGGCGGTGGCGGACGTGGTTAAGCCGAAGGACGTACAGAAGGTTGCGGCCCGCGTTGCAGAGAAATCGGTTCAGGAGGCTGGCGTACCAAATCCCGGAACTGTACTTGTGGCCTCATCAGGAGATGTTCTGTGTTACGATACTTTCTCGGGGCGGTATTTCAAGTCCGACATTGAAACCATTCGCCGAGTAGAGAACAACATCAACGGACAGCTAAACTCAGAGTGCTACGCTTCTCTTAACGAGTTCTACGCCGGACTAGGGCTTCCGCCAGTGTCCGCCGGTGAGCTTGTTGGATGGTCTGATCCCAACGCCCTCTCCGTAGAATTCGGGTCTCTCCTTACCGAGAAAGGGGAGCCGGTCCTAACCATCGATTTCTTGGTCGCTCCCAAGGAAAACTACTTCAAGATCAACTGAAAGGAAACACATATGTTCACCCACGTTCTGCGAGTCCAGGGATTCTTCGACGACGAGCCCACCACCAAGAAGCTCTATTTCAACCTCTCCCGTCGAGAGATCTTCGAGTTCATCCGTCGCTATGACAACGTCAAATCCTTCGAGCAGATGATCAAGGCCGTCACCGAGAATGAGGACCGCTATCAGATGGTCAAGTTCATTGACGACCTTGTCGGATCCTCATATGGTGAGCGCCAGGGCGACCGCTTCGTAAAGAATGAGGTTATCAAGGAGGCATTTCTCAACAGTCCTGAGTACGAGGCCTTCTTCAATGAGCTCATGGAGAAGCCCCAGGTCGTCAAGGCCTTCTATGACGGCATCATGCCCGCCAATGTCATCAAGTCCGTTATGAACGACCCCAAGTACAAGGAGCTTGCGGAAGAGGCAAAGAAGGCGGAGATCGACGCCATCTGACATATTTGGGGGTCCTGGAGAAATCTGGGGCCCCCATACCTTTTGAAAGGAGCCACCTTGGCTAACGCACCCATCAGGCCGAACCTACCTTCTAATAGCAAGACATCCGAGCGCAAGAAGATCGAGCAGGTGACCTCAAAGCCTGCCGCAAAGAAGAAGCAGAGCTTTGGAACGAAGGCCGTAGCCGCTTTCGTTGGAGAGGACATCGAGAATGTTGGCCAGTATCTACTATACGACGTTGCGATCCCAGCTATTAAGAACACTCTCTCGGACCTCGTTTCGCAAGGGGTGGAGCGTCTCCTCTTCGGAGAGTCTTCGCCTCGCTCACGCGGTGGATCTTCAACCTCAAGGATCTCCTACGGCTCGTACTCTCGACCGGGCATGGCGCCAGGCAACCGACGAGATGCTCCTTCTCGCACCCGTCGCTACCATGACTTCTCGGAGATTGAACTTGAGTCGAGAGACGAAGCTTATCTCGTTATCGACCGACTCGGAGACCTCATCGAGGAATACGGTCTTGCCACCGTTGCGGACCTGTACGACTTGTGCGGAATCACTACCGAATACACTGACGAGAACTGGGGTTGGACTTCGGCCCGGTACATGTCGGTGATCCGTAGCCGTAGAGGCTACATGCTTCAGCTCCCGAAACCGGACCACATTAACTCACGATGAATCCACAGAAAGTGCGGCTAGAGCTTATCGCCGCCTACCCATACTCAGACAAGTGGCGTCGCCGTGTTGAACGCATGGAAGACGACCAGGCAATCGCTATCTATCTTCGACTCAAGAAAGCAGGACGTATCAAATGAATCTCGGAGTTGTTACCCGACTCGCTGGGCGCGCCGGACTGGTTCTTAGCAAGCATGCCCCGACCATTCTGACCGCCGCCGGTACCGCTGGGTTCATCGGCACTACCATTCTCGCATCCAAGGCCACTCTGAAGGTCGAGGAGACCATCTCTGAGGAGGCTTCTCTCCTCGTCAAGGTCCACGAGGCTCACGAGGCCGGCAAGCTCGAGGACAAGGACGCCCTGCACGACAAGGTGATCCTCTACACCCGAATGACCACCAAGCTGGCGAAGCTTTATGCCCCCGCACTGATTCTTGGCGCAGCCTCTATTGTCTCGCTGGCTACTGGGCACGGCATCATGCTCAAGCGCAATGCCTCCCTGGCTGCTGCTTACGCTGCTGTCGACCAGGCCTTCAAGACCTACAAGAAGAAGGTCGAGTCGAAGTTCGGCAAGGATGCGGTGATTGATGCCCTTATCTCCACCGCAGACGAGGACCTCACCAAGAACGAGCTGACGATGGAGGCTATCGCCGCCGTTGACGGAGTCTCGCCTTATGGCGTTATCTTCGACGAGACTAATAACAACTGGTCCGCTGATGAGGACCTTTCCATGCTTCACCTCAAGTGCCAGCAGCAGTACGCGAACGATATTCTTCAGACTCGTGGGCACATCTTCCTCAACGAGGTCTACAAGATGCTCGGGTTCCCGCACACACCCGCCGGTGCTGTGACTGGATGGGTCAAGGGTAATGGCGATGACTTCGTCGACTTCAACATCTTCGAGGGAACCTTCGAGGGCGAGGACGAGAAGGGTCGTACTGTCACCAAGTGGGCGCTTGACTTCAACGTCGACGGCGTGATGTACGACAAGATCTGAGGCGCATATGCTTGATCGAGTACTCGCATTTGGAGCCGGAGTTATCGCCGGCGGAGTGGGCGTATATGTCGTACTTGCTCGCAAGTTCGAGCGAGACTTCCAGGAAGCAACAATCGAGATCAACAAGGAGCTAGCTGAAATTGCTGAGTCGAAGCACAAAGAGAAGGTGGGAGAGAGCACTGATTCAGAGAGTAGTGAACCAGCACCTGGACCAGTGGTACAGGACGCTGTTGTGGATTACTCTCCGATTCCTGTGGACGATTCCGACCAGGAGGAAGTAACCAAGCGGACTCTCGATAGGCAGCACTTCGAAGCCTATCAGATCACTGAGGCAGAGTACAATGCTCCTAACCACCAGGAGCATGTCGAGCTGACCTATTACATGGAGGATGACGTCTTCGCCGACAATCGAGGCATCCCCCTTGCGAACACATCATGGTTCGACAACATTATCTCGGGTGTGTCGGCATCCGATTCCATCATCTACGTCCGAAGCATGAGCCGCCACGCGGACTTTGAGATCACTCTCATTGACGAGTCTTATGAGCATTCTGTCCTCGGAGTTGAGCCCTACGAGGATGAGTAATGATCGAGGCAGCACCGGATAACTCATATTTCGAGTGGCTTGTGGATCGAACGGGGGATACTCGCATTGCCGAGTCCCCCGACGAGTCTTTCATGGGCCTTCTCGAGATCATGCACCAGACGCCGTTCCGAGTCACAGTCGCGAACGACATCAACCGTGCACTGGATGGTATTGAGCTCCGTAAGGCATTCACTCGGGACAACCCTGATGTGTCTTACGTATGGATGAATGAGCAGGAATGCTCTATGCTCGAGATGTTCATCGCTTTGGCCGAGCGTATGGACATGATGCTTGAGGATGATGATACGCCATATTCCTTGGAATGGTACTTCTGGGAGATGGTGAAGAACTGTGGCCTCTACGAGTACAACGACGAGGCCCTGTTCAACCCCCGCCACGAGGAAGAGGTAGAGTCTATCCTCGAGCGGATTAATGCGCGGGACTACACGAAGATGGGGCACGGATCCATGTTCCCTCTTCGTGCTATCCCCCTGCACGGCGCACGTGATATGCGGAAGGCAGAACTCTGGGCCCAGATGAACGCCTACGCAAACGAGAACTATATGTAAAGGAGACTCATGGATTTCTACCGAATCTGCGAGCGTACCACTAAAAGTGGAAAGGTGGAAATCTACCCTGAGTTCCTCGTCGGACGGTCGAGGGATATTCTCATTCAGGGGCGAGACTTCCAAGCCATATGGGATGAGGAGAAGGGGCTCTGGTCTACAGACGAGTTCGACGTCGCTACGTTTGTAGACCGGTCCCTCTTCGAGCACCAGAAGAAACTCAACGGACAGCTCGAGACCGTTGTGAAACCTCTGTCCAACTACAGCAACGGACTGTGGACCAGCTTCCAGACATGGAAGTCCAGGCTTCCTGACAATGGCCAGGAGCTTAACTCAAAGCTCATATTTGCGGATAGTAAGCCTAGAAAGGAAGACTATGCAACCGCAAGACTACCCTACTCACTGGAGGATGGCGCTCCGGAAGCTTGGGGAAGACTTATTGGAGTCCTATATGATGAGGATGCTCGACGAAAGCTTGAGTGGCTCATCGGCTCCATCGTGGCTGGGGACTCTAAGAGGATTCAGAAGTTTGCCGTCTTGTATGGTCCTCCCGGGTCTGGCAAGTCAACCATCCTCAATATTCTGGAGCTACTCTTCCAAGACTACACAACTACGTTCGATGCGGGAGCTCTTGGATCCAAGACAGATCAGTTCGCGACCAGCTCTCTCGGCAAAAGTTCGCTCGTGGCCATCGATCAGGATGGAGATCTATCCAGAATCGAGACAAACGGACTCCTCAACAGTGTCGTCGCTCACGAGACCATTCTTATTAATGAGAAGGGAGTTCGTCGATATCCTAAGCGAATCAATGCGCTCCTTTTCATTGGTACTAACAAGCCAGTTAAGATCACTGACTCGAAGTCGGGGATCATCCGACGACTAATTGATATCTCCCCCACCGGTGAAACAGTGGGGGCTGACGAGTATCAGACCCTGATGACTCAGATCCGTGATGAGCTTGGGAAGATCGCTAATCACTGTCTGGGGGTTTACAGGAGTCTTGGTAAGCACTACTACGACGCCTATAAGCCTCAGGACATGATGCTCAGGACAAACGTACTCTACAACTTCGTCGAGGAGAACTACCTCCTCTTCAAGACCGAGAAGTACATTAGTCTTGCTATGGCGTACAAGTTGTATAAGGAGTACTGCAGTGAGAGCAATATCCCATACCCGAAGAGTCGATACATATTCCGAGAAGAGCTTAAAGACTACTTCGAGGAGTTCCATCCCCGGCTCAACCATCAAGACGGGAAACTCCGGAATGTCTATACGGGATTCCGAAGTCACCTCCTCGATGATCCGGAGCTCGAGGCCTCTCCTGAAGAGCCATACTCCCTCGACCTCGACCAGGAAGAATCCCTCCTCGACGAGGTCCTCATGGAGTGCCCGGCTCAGCAAGCAGGGGCTTCTGGAACTCCGAAATTCCGATGGTCGAACGTTCGCACTCATCTGAAGGACATCGACACTCACGAGATCCACTATGTCAAGGTCCCCGAGAACCATATTGTCATTGACTTCGACATCAAGACAGATGGTAAGAAGGACCTGAACCGCAACCTTCAGGAAGCATCGAAGTGGCCTCCGACTTACGCGGAGACCAGCCAGGGCGGAAACGGTATCCATCTCCACTATATTTACGATGGTGACCCTACCGAACTGGCAAGACTCTACGACGAAGACATTGAGATCAAGGTCTTCACAGGGGACTCATCCTTGAGGCGGAAGGTAACGCACTGCAACAACATCCCGGTAGCTCATATTTCGGAAGGGTTGCCACTTAAGGAGCGCAAGGTGATAAACAAAACCACCATGGCGAACGAGAAGAAGCTGAGAGACCTGATCGAGCGGAATCTGCGCAAGGAGATCCATCCTGCGACGAAGCCCTCGATCGATTTCATTGCCAAGATCCTCCGAGACGCCCAGGATCAGAACATGATCTACGACGTCAAGGATCTGAAGCCGCGGATTCTCGCATTCGCTATGAACTCGACGCATCAGGCAGATGCAGCCATTAAGACTGTGATGGAGATGCCGTTCACAAACGAGGATCCTGAGGTAAACACCATCGGGTTCCCTTCTGATGAGCTGGTATTCTTCGATGTTGAGGTCTTCCCGAACCTGTTCCTCGTGAACTGGAAGGTGAAGGGTAATCCGGTCGTGCATCGGATGATTAACCCCACCCCCGAGGAGATCGAGGCCCTCTGTGAGATGCGTCTCATTGGCTTCAACTGCCGGAAGTACGACAATCATATTCTCTATGCTCGTACACTGGGCTTTAACAACGCCAAGCTGTACGACTTGAGCAAGAGGATCATCGAGAACAGCGTCACTGCCGGCTTCGTTGAAGCATACAACCTGTCCTACACCGATGTGTACGACTTCGCAGCCACCAAGATGTCTCTCAAGAAGTGGGAGATTGAGCTTGGGCTGCATCACCAGGAGCTCGGGCTTCCCTGGGATGAGAATGTCCCTGAGGAGCGATGGGAAGAGGTGGCGGAGTACTGTGATAATGATGTTATCGCAACCGAGGAGGTATTTAACCACCTCCATGCGGACTGGCAGGCCCGTCTTATGCTTGCCCAGCTGTCTGGTTTGACGCCGAATGACACAACGAACAAGCACAGTCAGTTCATTATCTTCGGGAAGAACAGGAATCCCCAGAATGAATTCGTATACACCGATCTCAGTGAGCAATTTCCTGGCTATCAGTACTCTTTCGGTAAGTCTACCTACCGCGGCGAAGAAGTGGGCGAAGGCGGGTACGTCTACGCCGAGGAGGGGATCTATGTCGACGTCGCCCTTCTCGACGTTGCGAGCATGCACCCCACTTCAATCGAGTGTCTCAACCTCTTCGGAGACCGATACACTAAGCGTTTCAGCGAGATCAAGCAAGCCCGAGTAGCAATTAAGCACCACGATGACGAATCTGCCAGAGCACTGCTCGATGGGGCTTTGGCCCCCTTCTTGGAGGAAGGCGTCGATTACGAGGCATTGGCCTTCGCGCTCAAGATCGTCATCAACTCCGTGTACGGCCTCACTGCGGCGAAATTTGCCAATCCGTTTAAGGACCCGCGGAACGTGGACAATATTGTTGCAAAGAGAGGTGCGCTATTCATGGTAGACCTCAAGCACTTCGTACAGGAGCAGGGCTTCGACGTTGCTCATATCAAGACTGACTCGATCAAGATCCCGAGGGCTACTCCCGAGATCATCGAGAAGGTCATGGAGTTCGGCAAGAAGTACGGCTACACCTTCGAGCATGAGGCGACTTATGACCGTATGTGCCTCGTGAACAAGGCCGTCTATATCGACTACTGTGACGGACACTGGAGTGCTACCGGCGCCCAGTTCCAGCACCCCTACGTCTTCAAGGAGCTCTTCTCGAAGGAGGAGCTCGATATCAAGGACGTGGCGGAAACCAAGAGCGTTACCACCGCTCTGTACCTCAACAATGGCTCGGAAGAGAACCCTGAGATGGAGTTCGTCGGAAAGACCGGCGCCTTCGTCCCCGTGAACCGTGGAGGCGGGATCCTTCTCCGCGAGAAAGATGGCAACTACCATGCCGCATCAGGCAGTACCGGTTACAGGTGGGTACAGTTCGAAGCATTCAAGAATGCGCACCCGGAAGACTGGAAGGAATGGGTCGACTGGGGATACTTTGAGGGTCTTGCTAACACTGCGAAGGCTGCGGTCAGCGAGTACGGGGACTTCGAGGCCTTCACCCTTGGAGCTTGAGCCTTACGATTGGAGTCTTGGGACTGATGGCTGAGTACGTTAATCGGTGGGATCCATATTCTGAGCTCTCAATCGAGAAGGACAGGGATCCGGTTCTGGATGACCACCTCATCTACGGGACAAACGTCGAGCACTACACCTTGACGGTATATTCACCCGAGGGTCGAGTCAGTAAGTACTGGAATGCTCGGATCCTCAAGGACGATCTCGGGAGATGTAGAATCGCATGCCCTCGAGAGGGAAAGATTCTGTGCTTCTCCTGGTTCGACTGGGATGCGCACATGTTCACTCATGATGGCATGAATGAGCTTGTGTTCGCACCCAAGTTGAACTCCAGGAGTCCTCAATCCCTATGGAACAAGAAGGAGGTGAAGTGATATGTGTGGACGTTGGCGCTGGGTGCACCTTTACGGAGGTCTCTGGTACCGTATGTGGGTACAGGATGCAGGCTGCGGACGAGTTAACTGGACCTGATCATATTCTGAACAACTAGAAGGAACAACTATGTGGAACATTGTTCGTTGGTACTACTACGAGCGCGTCTTCATGGGATACAACCGCCACTACTGCCCGTTCAACACCATCTGTCAGTGATAGGAGTCTGATATGCAATGCGGACACTGGGTCTGGAAGTTCTCGTTCTGGGACATGCGTTGGCATGCGTGGTGGATTCAGAGCACCTGTACAGGTTGGCATAGCTACGCCTGAGCCATGATCTGACAAAGCCCCCGGGTCTGTAAAAGGGCCCGGGGGTCGCGTCGGAAACTGTGGGTATAATGAGACCCCTCTACTCGAAAGGAAAACTCATGCTACCCGTTGCAAAGACCGTCATCACCGGAATCACTTCCCTTGGTGCTGGTATGATTGCCAGTAGCCTCTTCGGTCCATTCTACAAGAACGCAAACGGAATCCAAAAGATTCTGCTTTGGTTCGGTGGATTGGGTCTTGGAGTCGCTGCTAGTAACATCGTCCAGCGCGAGGTCGGAAAGACCGTCGATGAGACCATTGACGCTGTCAAGGAAGCACGTAACCACATCGAGATCGAAGACTGATCTCATGCTTATACCCCATTAACCTGGGGTATAGGCTTTTCTCAAAAAGGATCACAAATGGGAAAGCTTGTACCACATGAGGATCGTCTGACGATCGAAGGCGAGTTCCTCAGCCTTAAGGACTGCTTCGAGGCATTCCGTCGAAGTATTGAATACGCAGAGTCGAGCGTTCACGAGGACGTTCTGATCATCTGCAACTCCATTGACATCATTGAGCACCAGTACTCGAATGGGAACAGCGTGCTTGTGACGTATGATGGCGTCCACAAAGTCATGATCATGCGGATCTTCATCAACGAAGGTGACCAGGTGATCAAGCCCATCTACATCTACAACCACCGGGAGTACCAGATCGCCTGCAACTTCGTGCGGCAGGTCCTGTCGGCAAACCTCGAGCTTAAGGATGAGTGGCTAGTATGACTCAGCCTCAGAGGAAGATTGTCGGTAAGTTCGCCGAGAATTTCGAGTACACTGTAGACGGAAAACCCCTGCCCCATCCGGTATGGGCCCCGAGGAAGCCTAATGAGCGGTGGACCATCATTCCAAACACGAACTTCACCGCAGCAAATGCGAAGCACCCCGAATACCCCGGTATCGTATTCAAGTGGGACCAGCATACGGGTGTGATGACGGCATATATCGAGTGGCAAGCCGGGCCTGTTTATGTGACCTCGGAGAATCATATTTGTGCACTCCCCGAGCTGTTCCTCGACTTCATGTACTCGATGATGAAGCTGGCGGAGCGGCCCATTCACAAGTTCCCCAACAATGCAATCAAGTTCTACTAAGGAGACACACAATGGCACGACTGAACAACCTCACGATCGAGAACGCCCGAATCTTCTTCAAGGACTTCTCTGCCGCCGGTCCATTTGCCGGGGGAACCAAGCGCACTTTCTGTGTTGAGATCCCGGAGGATATGGTTGAGAACCTGCAGCGAGACGGCTGGAATGTAAAGTCCCGGGAGTCTCGAAATGACCCGGATGCTGTCACCTGGTATCTCAAGGTGGAGGCCTCTTACCGAGCCCGTCCTCCGAAGGTGGTCTGCATTCCGAACATCACTCGTCGGAAAGTCTTCCTCAACGAGCAGACAATCGACTCGCTGGACTATGTCGAGATCCTGAATGTGGACCTCACTATCAACCCCTATGTCTGGGAGGCGAATGGCAACACCGGCGTCAAGGCATATTTGGGAACCATGTATGTCACGATCGCGGAGGACCCGCTCGACGCCAAGTACGCTGATGGTGAGGAGGCTGCCTGAAATGCGACGCTACGGATTCTTCAACTTCCTTCTTGACGTCACTCTGACTTGTGTGACGGGAGGATTCTGGCTCATCTGGATCTTTATCCGAGAGATGCGCCGCGGCTGATTTTATACCCCGGGGTCTGTAAAAGGGCCCCGGGGTTCGCCACTAGAAAGGACACACAAATGGCGAATGGTCTTATTGTCAGTGCAGATGATATCCGTAAGGCCGTAGAGGAAGCTGAGCGACAGGAGAGGGAGGCTCTCAAGAAGGCTCAGGAGGCAGACAAGGCTGCTGGTAAGAAGCCTCGTACAGAGCTCCATCCTGAGCGAATCGTCAAGCCTGGTCGAGAGATTGTGCTCGACTACATCAAGAACCCTGAGCGGAGGATGGTACCCCGTTGCCGCATCAAAGTGATGAACCGAGACAAGAAAGGATTCAGTACCGGAAACGGGTATGACTTCCTGGTTAGTATCTCGATGGTGCGAAACCGAGAGCTCGCCGATAACGTTGCGCGAGACATCGAAGAGTTCGTCGACTATATTCTTGACGAGTACGACATCCCCAAGCGACAGCGAAAGTGAGTGATACAATGACTGACTGGAAGATCACTAAGGGCCCCATCCCCATCGACGAGCTACAGGCCTATATCCAGGACCTGAGTGATGAGCGGAACAAGGAGGACTTTCCGAAGCTTCGGTTCCGAGAGGAGACGCTTATCATCACGGACATCCTCAACAAGTTTGAGGGTAAGTACCGGATGGTAACTGTTGACTCGAAGGGGCGAAAGAAGCTGTTTGATATTTCGGACTCCTTCTACAGCGATGGCACTGTCCTCTACTTCGCCGATGAGTTCGTTGAGCTCGGGTGGAGAGAGTACTACAGCCACTGGACCAAGCTCGACAGCTATCGGCCTGACCCCATCGAGTGGTGCGGAGACACTTACATCATCTACTCCATTACCAAGGTGACTGGTGAGGATGGCATTTATGTCGTTATCGGCCGCAAGTCAAATGAGCGGGTCACTGTCAAGTTTGATGATTTCACCACAATCATCCGGGATGCTAAGGCTCTTGGACAGAAGCACAGGTGGACGGTTCTTCAGGCCAAGATGATCATGGATGCAAGGAAGTGGGGCTGATATGGAACTGAATACAGAAGGATTCTACAAGAAGCCCCGGGTTCTCTCGGGGTTTAAGTTCTTGGCCCATATTACGGAGACTCGTAAGTGTGGGAACCGTATGCCCGTATATTTCCCGAATCGGGGCACCCTCGATGTCATTGACTACCGATTGAACCCAAATGACCGATTCGATTGCTCCGTACTGTTCCTTGCCCAGCTGGGTGAGGACGACGTCTGGGTCGAGGACATTGAGGAGTGGGAATTCGTTCAGTACCGCCCCAATACACAGTGGACTGCAATCAAGATCGAGACAGAAGAGAGAGATGATATGATGCCCCTTGTCACTGAAACTATCCCTGCTAGGACATATTTCAAGATGCTCCTGAACTCGATCTATGGTAAGAATTACTTCTGCGTCATGATCGAAGGTGGTGGCGGGAATGTCTTCGAGGCCACCAATGTCGAGATCAACAATAACACGGCCTATGTGGATGTCGCTCCTAACGCGGAGAAGGTTGAGCATATCTTGTTCACCAACATCGACACCCTTGAGTTCGAGTACACCACCACCCCCGATGGAAAGCGGGGGTACTACCATCATATTCGAAAGGGGAACCCCATGTCCGAGACAGAGCTCGCCTCTATTGACTTCCAGGACTTCTACATCAAGAACACCTTCGACAAGCTCAAGGAGACGGTTGTCCTTTACGACGAGCAGTTCTATACTGTTCTGGGAATGAGGACCAATCTTGCGAAGCCCGGTAACTACTACCTCTACCTCAAGCGATGGATTTATGACTGCATCCGTAAGGTAGAGATCGGCCCGAACCAGAAGTTCATCTACCAGAAGAACTCCAACTCCTGGCTCGTGGACCCTGTGGAGGTGCTGTTCACAGACTTCAACGATATCAAGGATCAGCTCCGTGCTGATGATGTCAACAAGGTCATCGTCTCTGGTGTCGAGAAGAAGCTGAAGCGGGTCTCCGAGATCTCCATGGGTCTCCTGCACTTCATCTTTGTGAATGGCTCTGAAATCGAGCACTTCTACTCGACGAAGAACACCCGTCTTCGGGTTCGAGAGGGAAAGATCGCTACCGAGTATCTTCTCGACCATGTCAAGAGGATGCACGTATGACTGAGGAGTGGTTTAATGCCCCCGCCGCTTATGAAGGATACCAGGTCTCGACTCGGGGCCGTATTCGTCATGGAGGGACTCAGCAGATCAAGAAGCTCACGTACGACCATCGTGGAACGCCTCGTGTGAATTTGTTCTGTGACGGTCAGAGCTCCTCTTGTAGGGCGCACCACGTAGTATGGTACACGTTCTTCGGAGCGATTCCATACAAGCACTACGTCGTTCCAAAGGATGGCGACTGGGAGAACATCGCCCCTGACAATCTTGAGTGTATTTCCATCCGGGAGTACCGACAGAAGCAGTGGGCAGAGTACAATGACGCCATGGACCGCATATTTGCGGAGGTGGAGGAGGAACTCGGATAGAATGACGGTTGAGTATCGCCCTGAGCAGATTCAGGCGGTGCGTCAACTGCGAAACGGCAGCATCTTGGCGGGTGGCGTTGGTTCGGGGAAGACCCTGACAAGCCTGGCGTGGTATCTCACGTCGGTTTGTAACGCCGCCTCGTTCAATAAAGGGGGGTCCTTGGTTAAGAGAGTAGTCAAGGGCTCCCCTACGCTGTACGTCATCACAACCGCTAAGAAGCGAGACTCCCTTGAGTGGGAGGAAGAGGCTGCGCGTCTCGGTCTGAGTACAGATCCTGAGTGTTCTTTCACTGGTTCACGGATTGTCGTGGACTCGTGGAACAACATCGGGAAGTACTCGGACCGGGAACACGCGGTATTCTTTTTTGACGAACAGCGGGCTTCTGGCAGTGGACGCTGGGTCAAGGAGTTCCTCAAGATAACGAAGAAAAACACCTGGATCATGCTCTCAGCAACCCCTGGAGACGTCTGGTTGGACTACCTCCCGGTATTCATGGCGCATGGATTCTACAGGACTCGGACTGAGTTCATGGATGACCATGTCATATTTGACAGATTCGCAAAATACCCCAAGGTCAAGAAATATGTGGGGGAGGCTAAGCTGCAGCGATTGCGGCGGAGTATCCTCGTGGAGATGCCGGTGGAGCGTCATACGACTCGGGTGAGGCATCGTATCCCGTGTGAGTACGACAGAGAGCTCTACAAGCGTGTTGTCAAGACTCGTATGGATCCTTGGACGAACGAACCCCTTAGAGATGCAGGTGGGGTCTGCAGAACCCTACGAAAGGTAGTGAGCGACAATGACTGGCGTTCAGACAAAGCCCTCCGCTTTCTCGCAAGCCATGAGAGAGTTATCGTATTCTACAATTACGACTATGAACTCGAGCGAATACTTGCAGTTGCAGCTCGGCTTGGACTGCCTACGGCGCAATGGAATGGACATAGGCACGATGCTTTACCAGGAGGAGACCGATGGATCTATATCTGTCAGTACACCTCGGCAGCAGAGGGATGGAACTGTACTAGTACCGATACGGTTCTCTTCTGGTCCTACAACTATTCCTGGAGAGTCACCGAGCAGTGTGAAGGACGGATCGACCGACTGAATACGCCTTACAGGGAGTTGAAATACTACTTCCTTGAGAGTGATTCTTCGATCGATGAGGCTGTGAAACGTTCGCTGAGGGCGAAAAAAGTCTTCAATGAACGAGCATATGCCTTGAAGTAGGTGGTCCGATGGACCAGTTTTTAGCCCCCTGGACCACTTTTTGATGTTACAGATGTGACTAATGTGACTCAAAAACGGCCGTGGACCAGAAAAGTGGTCCAGGGGGTTTTTGGCGACCCCGACTTTTCCTTGGAATTGCAACGAAAAGTGGGGGTGGACCAGTTTTTGTGAAATAATATACTTAATTGATGATGATGATTTTTTAATATATATATAGTATAGGTTTTTTCACAAAAAAATGGTCCAGCCCCTGCTTGAGCATATTTGATGATGTTTGATGATGCTCATCGATCGAATTTTCACATCAGTCACATCTGTAACAAAACCCCACCCATATCAAAGCACGGGGGTCTTTTACTAGTGTCCCTGCCCCATGTCGCGAACTCGGCATATAATGAATAGAAGGAATAAATAAAGCTTATCCCTTCTTATAGGCTTACCCAGAGGAGCACAACTATGCGTGAGTCTCAGTTTCAAGCCCAGCTGATTAAGAAGCTGGGTAAGATGCTGCCGGGGTGTATAGTTCTCAAGAACGACCCCAACTACATTCAAGGTATACCCGATCTGATTATCCTATACAAGGATAAGTGGGCGGCCCTTGAAGTCAAGCGAGGCGAGTATGCCTCAGTCCGTCCGAATCAGGCACACTACGTTCGGACCATGCACGCGATGTCGTATGCAGCATTCATCTACCCCGAGAATGAGAGCGAGATTCTAGATGAAGTTCAACGATCACTCTGCGCTTAATGGCGCCCATGCTTTTCTCTCCGCCAGTAAGTACCACTGGCTCAACTACTCACCCGAGAAGTTGATCGAGTCCTTCCGGACATCCCAGGCCGCAGCAAAAGGCACCCGTCTTCACGAGCTCGCAGCAGAGCACATTCGGTTGAAGATGCGCATGCCCCGAAACAAGGTGACATTCAACAACTATGTTAACGATGCTATTGGGTTTCGGATGGAGCCGGAGCAAGTCCTGTTTTACTCGGTCAACTGCTTTGGTACTGCTGACGCTATCTCCTTTGACAAGGGCCTACTTCGTATCCACGATCTGAAGACCGGTGTCCACCCTGCCAAGATCGATCAACTCATGATCTATGCCGCCCTCTTCTGCCTCGAGTACGGAGTAAGGCCCGGTGAGATTAACTACGAGCTCCGGATCTACCAGAATGATGATATTCTGGTTTCAAACCCCGAAGCAGACGAAATCGCCCCCATCATGGATACTATCATCCAGTTCGACAAGCTAATTGAGAAGATTAAGGAGGAGGAAGCCTAATATGACGGATTTGGCCCACTACGGCGTAAAGCGCAAGAGCGGCCGTTATCCATGGGGCTCTGGAAAAGACCCCCATCAGCATTCAGGTGACCTTCTTTCGACTATCAAGGACCTCAAGGCCAAGGGACTTAGTGAGACTGAGATCGCCAAGGGTCTTGGAATGACCACCACCCAGCTTCGAGCCCAGAAGTCCATTGCTAAGAACGAGAAGCGTAAGGCTGACGTCGCAATGGTGGCCCGTTTGAAGGAGAAGGGGATGTCCAACACGGCTATCGGCCGTCGAATGGGCATCAACGAGTCCTCCGTCCGAGCTCTTTTAGACCCCACCCTCAAAGAAAGGGCGGGGAGTACCGAAGCTCTGGCCAAACAGCTCAAGAAAGAGGTTGGCAAGGACGGTCTGGTAGACGTCGGACTCGGTGTTGAGGTCAACATGGGTGTTACAAGCACCAAGATGAAGACCGCAACCGCCATGCTTGAGGCTGAGGGCTATCATGTCCACAAGGTGAAGGTCACTCAGCAGACAACTGGCAAGCAGACCGAGATGAAGGTCCTAGTTCCTCCGGGAATGGACTACAAGACGGTTCTTGCTAAGCGGGGCGAGATTAAAGCTCCCGGTGTCAACATTGAGGACGGGGGTCGCACCGTCTACGGCATCGAGAAACCCACCGCCGTTTCAAGCAAGCGGGTCAAGGTTCGCTATGGACCTGAGGGTGGTGCCGACATGGACGGCGTAATCGAGGTCAGACGAGGAGTCAAAGACCTGTCCCTTGGCGCTTCCAACTATGCCCAGGTTCGCATCTCTGTTGATGGTACGCACTATCTCAAGGGTATGGCAATGTACTCGGATGACATTCCCAAGGGATATGATCTCCGGTTCAACACCAACAAGAAGCCCACTGGCAACAAGCTGGATGCCCTCAAGAAGCAGACTGGGGATCCCGCAAACCCATTCGGTTCCGTCATTCGCAAGCAGCTCCACTATACCGACAAGAACGGTAAGAAGAAGCTATCCGCAATGAACATCGTCAACGACGAAGGAACCTGGGGTGACTGGTCCAAGACCTTGAGCTCCCAGTTCCTTTCAAAGCAGCCCGTCTCTCTTGCCAAACAGCAGCTGCAGAAAGTCCGAGACAAGCGCCGCGCCGAGTTTGAAGAGATCATGGCTCTTACGAATCCCTCCGTCAAGAAGAAGCTGCTGCAGTCTTTCGCAGACTCAGTGGACTCTGACGCCGTGGATCTTAAGGCCGCATCTCTGCCAAGGCAGGCAAGCCAAGTTATTCTCCCCGTACCCAAGATGAAGACCACAGAGGTTTACGCCCCCAACTTCAAACATGGGGAGAAGGTTGTCCTGGTTCGCCATCCTCATGGTGGACGCTTCGAGATTCCCGAATTGACCGTCAATAATAAAAACCCCCATGCCAGAAAAGCAATAGGGACTAAGGTTAAAGACGCAATCGGAATCCACCCCAAGGTTGCAGAACGTCTGTCTGGTGCAGACTTCGACGGTGACTCGGTCCTTTGTATCCCAAACAATAGCGGTAAGGTCAAGACATCCCCGGCTCTTAAAGGGCTGAAGGACTTTGACCCTAAAGCTACATACCCTGGGTATGAAGGAATGCCTAAGATGTCAGATAAGAACAAGCAGCTTAAGATGGGTGAGGTATCGAATCTGATTACCGACATGACCATCAAGGGCGCCACTCAGTCTGAGATTGCCCGGGCAGTCCGACACTCCATGGTTGTAATCGATGCGCAGAAACACCATCTGAATTACAAGCAGTCGGAGCTTGACAACGGAATCCCAGCCCTCAAGAAGAAGTACCAGGGTAAATCAAATGGCGGGGCATCCACTCTGATTTCCCGTGCTGGTTCTACTGCCTACCTTCCTGATCGAAAAGCCCGGTCCGCTTCAAAGGGTGGACCTATCGATAAGAAGACAGGCCGTAAGGTTTGGGAAGAAACGGGGAAGACCTACAAGAAACCCATCTTCGATGAAGACGGGGAGACTATTAAAGGTTGGAAGACAGAGAAGAGTATTGTTAAATCTAAGAAGCTAGCCGAGACTCATGATGCATTCTCCCTGGTTTCTAAGGATGGCAGTACAATTGAGACGGTGTATGCCAATCATTCCAATGAGCTTAAGGCCATGGCCAATGAAGCAAGGAAGGCTACACTAACAATCCCCTCTGTCAGGAAAAACCCCCAGGCCTCCAAGACTTATGCCCCTGAGGTTAAGTCCCTCAAGTCAAAAGTTAACGAGGCCCTCCGTAACAAACCCCGAGAACGCCAGGCTCAGGTCCTGGCTGACGCCGTTGTTAGGGCTCAGAAGCAAGCCGATCCAACATTGGCCAAAGATAAAGAGCGCCTTTCTAAGGCACGCCGCCAGGCTTTAGCCGAGGCCCGTTCAAGAACGGGGGCTGGTAAGAAGCCTTTCATGATCACACCTCAAGAGTGGAGAGCAATCCAAGAAGGTGCTATCTCACAGGCTGCCTTGAACAAGGTTCTTGAATTGGCTGATGAATCAGTAGTGAGAGAGCTGGCCACACCAAGGGCTCAGCCTAAGCTATCGTCCAGCATGGTGTCCAGAGCTAAGGCTATGAGTAGCAGGGGCAAGACTGCTTCTGAAATTGCTGAAGCTTTGGGAATCTCAACATCATCAGTACACCGTGCTCTAGAGGTAGGGTAGCCCACACCATGGTATACCACTACTCACAGGGCCTCTACACAGGAGGTCTATCATGGCTAGGATGCTAAGCACAGTAGACAATCCATACGATCCAAGGACTTCTTGGGATGAATGGTTTGCTTATGACACCTCCCATGGGTACGGCACCTGTGGGCTGGTGGCTAGGCTGTGCACATCGACAGATTCTTTGACTGAAAATCTTGAAGTTGAAGAAATTGAGAAAACAATTGATCGAATTCTTGAACTTGATGGAACAAACTTCTATCAAACGTTTGAGATTGATGATTAATTTGTTTTCTTGAGCCTTGATGGGGGGAGGGGGAGTCGCCTAAATGACCCCCCGCCCTCATCGTCGCGCCCTCCATATTTTCCCCGGAGGGATATTTGGAAAGCCAATTGGGGTCTAGGTTCTAGGGCTCACAGGAAGTTTTTGTGTGCTCCTTTCTTCCTGCTGGTCTCGCTCACATCGGGCCCTAGAATCTAGTCCTCAATTGGCCCCAAACGCCCTCTATCTAAGGAGCAACTATGGGTAAAAGGGCCTCAACCCCCTCGAAACCCGCTCGAACTGTGGAACAACGAGAGGCGCAGATGATCAATCTAGCGCTTGAGCTCGCTGAGAAGCAGCTTCGGGAGGGGACTGCGCCGGCAACCACGGTGAACCACTACCTCAAGCTTGCCTCCACAAGAGAACAGCTCGAGGTTGAGAAGCTGAGAAACGAAACGGCGCTCCTTGAGGCGAAGAAGACTGCACTTGTGAGTGCAGAGCAAGCCGAGAAGATTGCCAAGGAAGCCATCGAAGCCTTCCGTACATACTCTGGAGCGGGAGATGTTACGGACGTACTCTGATCTGTCTCGCCTCGAGACATTCGAGGAGCGTTTCGACTACCTATCACTCGATGGACGAATCGGAACCTCGACGTTCGGCTTTGATCGATACCTGAACCAAAGATTCTACTCCTCAACTGAGTGGAAGAAGGTCAGGAACTTTGTTCTGGCTCGGGATGAAGCCTGTGATCTCGGAATCGAGGGCTTGGACATCAAGTACATGCCGCTGATTCACCACATGAACCCAATCCAGCCCGAGGATCTCGAGAATTTCAATCCGGACATCCTTGAGCCAGAGTTTCTCATCACGACAACCAAGAATACCCACAACGCGATACACTTCGGAGACCGATCGAGGTTGACACCACGAGTTGTTGAGCGTCAACCCAACGATCAAGCTCCCTGGAGGATCTAATGGGAACGATTCTTGAAGACGTAAAGAAGGCGCTCGGCATTGTCCCGGGTTATGACGCCTTCGACGACCAGATCCTGATGTACATCAACTCTGCACGGATGGATCTCGCACAATTGGGGCCAAAATGCCTCGGGATCATTGAGAAGGAATCTCAGTGGTCCGTCTTTCCGGACGTCAACGATGAAGCGGCCATCAAGTCGTACATCTCGCTCAAGGTCCGGCTCATGTTTGATCCGCCAGGAAACTCCTTCTTGGTCACGGCATACCAAAAGCTGATCGAGGAGGCAGCATGGAGACTGATCTATCAGACGGAGGGGAAGTCCTAGCCCACCATGGTGTAAAGGGCATGCGGTGGGGCGTCATTCGAAAGAAGGCCTCCGCCGGACGTGTCGCAACTGCTAAGGCTCTTCGAAAGGCCGGACGTGGAACCGTCAAGACCGTCTCAGGAACAGTCAGCGCCACAAAGCGCGGAGTCAAGACTGTCCAGAAGGCACATGAACGACACCAAGAGCGGGCTATCGCCCGAACTCAACGAAAGGCCGAGATTAAGGCCCGAAAGAAGTTCGCCAAAAAGGGCTACCGAAAGATCAGCGACACCGAACTCCAGTCTCGAATTAAGCGGTTGGAGCAAGAGAAACGCTATCGGGAGCTCAAGGCCGATCGCCACCTTATTCGAGGTCGTGAGGTCACTCGACAGATCCTCGAAGGGTCTATCACTAAGGCAGGGACGTACGCCGGAAACAAGCTGATGCGTTCTGCCTTCGACAGCGCGTTCGAGCAAGCCACTGGCCAGAAGGCCGAAAAGGGTGGTCTTGGTGAGAAGGTGAAGAAGGCCGCAGAGAAGGCTCGCGAGGGCGCCGAAGAGGCGATGGCGGCGGCCAACGAGATGAAGACGGAGTCCCGATCCGAGGCTAAGGCACTGATCGAGAAGTCCCGGAATAAGAAGATTACTAAGCAGATCGAGAAGCCCAAGTCATACAAGCAGACTAAGCCCTCGCCGAAGCCAAAGCGTCGTCCTCGTAATCCGGGGAGTCCGCTGAAGTAATGCTCTCGAATACCGCAGTACCAAAATACTACGGACAGTTCCGGGATGCAGTCATCCGAGGCGAGATTCCAGTATGCGAAGAGATCTCTTGTGAGATGAATCGGATTGATTCGCTCATAGCGAACCCAGAGTACTACTACGACGACAAAGCCGTAGAAGGATTCATCGCATACTGCGAGAATGAGCTCACGCTGTCCGACGGAGCCGACCTCCATCTACTCGACAGCTTCAAGCTCTGGGCCGAACAGCTACTTGGCTGGTACTACTTCGAGGACCGCCAGGTCTTCGTCCCATACGAGGACGGAGTAGGCGGTCGATACGAGACCAAAACAGTAAAGAAGCGCCTTACGATCAAGCAGTATCTGATCGTTGCTCGTGGAGCAGCGAAGTCGATGTACATGTCTCTCATCCAGAACTACTTCATGGTGATTGACACAACAACGACACATCAGATCGCTACGGCTCCGACCATGAAGCAGGCCGAAGAGGTGATGGGTCCATTCCGGACCGCTATCACCCGTGCCCGAGGTCCGCTGTACAAGTTCCTCACTGAGGGATCCCTTCAAAATACAACTGGTGCGAGGGCTAATCGCCAAAAGCTGGTTGCTACGAAGAAGGGCGTCGAAAACTTCCTGACGGGCTCCCTGCTTGAAGTCCGCCCCATGTCTATCGATAAGCTCCAGGGCCTGCGCCCGAAGGTTTGCACAGTTGATGAATGGCTCTCGGGAGACATTCGAGAAGACGTGGTTGGTGCGCTCGAGCAGGGAGCCTCGAAGGTTGACGATCCGGTCATTCTGGCCGTCTCCTCCGAGGGAACCATCCGCAATGCGGTAGGTGACACCATGAAGATGGAGTTGCTCAAAATCCTGAAGGGCGAATACGTTGCCCCTCACATCTCAATCTTCTACTACAGACTTGACGACATCAAGGAAGTAGCAGATCCTGCTATGTGGGTGAAAGCCCAGCCGAACATTGGTATCACTGTGTCCTATGATCGGTACCAGCAGGACGTCGAGCGAATGGAACAAGCACCAGCTGCTCGAAACGACATCCTCGCAAAGAGGTTCGGAATCCCCATGGAGGGATACACCTACTTCTTCACCTACGAGGAGACAATCCCGCACAGGAAGAACACTTTCTGGAACATGCAGTGCGCCATGGGTGCCGACTTGTCTCAAGGTGATGACTTCTGTGCATTCACATTCCTGTTCCCACTCCGAAATCAAGCTTTCGGGGTCAAGACTCTGGCATACATCTCCGAGCTAACGCTCATGAAGTTGCCGGGAGCCTTGCGCCAGAAGTATGATGAGTTCATACAAGAAGGAACCCTCCGGGTTATGGAGGGCACCGTTCTTGATATGATGGAGGTCTACGAGGATCTGGATCAGCACATCGCTGAGCAGAGATACGACGTCTCGGCGTTCGGGTTCGACCCTTACAACGCCAAGGAGTTCGTGACTCGTTGGGAACAGGAGAACGGTCCGTATGGTGTGGAGAAGGTAATCCAGGGAGCCCGAACCGAATCGGTCCCCCTCGGCGAGCTGAAGAAGCTGGCATCGGAGCGCCTCCTCATTTTCGACCAGAAACTCATGGCCTTCACCATGGGGAACTGCGTCACCCTCGAGGATACCAACGGAAACCGGAAGCTACTGAAGAAGAGAACCGAAGAGAAGATCGACTCAGTGGCTGCTCTGATGGATGCCTTCGTGGCATACAAGAATAACAAGGAGGCATTCGAATGAGCGAGGAGGTGAAATGGGTCTTAGTGATCGATTGAGCCACGCCTGGAATGCATTTACAAGGTCTCCGGACAAGAAGAACTTCACGCCTGAGTATGGATCGTGGACCTTCGGAAATCCGAACCTGAATTACCGTCCTGTCGTCGGCGATCAGACTATCGTCACTAGCATCTACAACCAGATCGCTATCGATGTCTCAAATGTTCCGATTCGCCATGTGAAGACGGACGAGAACGGCAACCTCAAGAGCTACTATCGTAGCTATCTCGACGACTGTCTCTCTCTGAGTGCCAATATCGACCAGACCGGCCAGGGATTCTTCCAGGATCTTGTGCTGTCTCTGTTCGAGGAAGGCGCTGTAGCGATTGTTCCCGTGGACACAGACGTCAGCCCCGACATGACTCAGGGCTACGACATCAAGTCTATGCGCGTTGGTACGATTCTTAACTGGTATCCACGCCATGTCCGGGTCGAGGTCTACAACGACCAAACTGGACAGCGAGAACAGCTCACGTTGGAAAAGGAATTCGTGGCTGTTGTGCAGAATCCTCTGTACAGCGTCATGAATGCTCCGAACTCCACTCTGCAGCGACTCACTCAGAAGCTGCATCTGCTTGATGCAATTGACAAGCAGTCTGGATCCGGCAAGCTGGACATCATCATTCAGCTTCCGTACGTGGTTAAGACTGAGTTGAAGAAGCAGCAGGCAGAAGCCAGGCGAAAGGCGATTGAGGAACAGCTCGCTGGTTCTCAGTACGGTATTGCTTACACCGACGGTGCAGAGCGAATCACCCAGCTGAACCGACCGTCCGAGAACAACCTCATGAGCCAGATTCAGTGGCTCACCACGCAGCTGTACAACCAGCTCGGAATGACGGAAGATGTCTTCACAGGCAAGGCTGACGCTCGTCAGATGCTGAACTACCAGAACCGAACGGTTCGCCCAGTTCTGAAGGCGATCACTGATGCCCTCACCCGGACATTCCTCACGAAGACTGCCCGAACGCAGAAGCAGCGGATCATGGCGATCGAGGATCCGTTCCTCAACGTCCCGCTCGAGGAGATGTCCACGCTGGTCGACTCCGTCAAGCGCAACGAGATCGGCACAGCCAATGAGCTTCGCCCGAAGTTCGGCTGGCCGCAATCGGAGGAAGAGACGGCAGACCAGTTGGTGAACTCCAACATCAATCCGGCAACCGAGATGGAGCCGACAGGCGAAGAGCCTATCGAGGAGATCCCAGCTGCCGATGTCCCAATTTCCGAACTGATGGAGAGTAGTCAAAATGGCAGTTAAGTGCGACTTCTCCGGCTACGCCACCAAGAACGATGTTCGGTGCTCGGATAACAAGATCATCCGGCATGGCGCATTTGCGGCGTATGACGGGAAGACCGTGCCTCTGGTCTGGCAGCACAAGCATGGGGATGTTGAGAACGTCCTCGGCCATGCCGACCTTGAGGTTCGTGAGGATGGGGTTTACGCCTACGCCCATCTGAACAACACCGACCGTGGGCGGACTGCTCGAGAGATGGTCCGAAACGGTGACGTAAAGGCGATGAGCATCTATGCGACCCATGTTCGGGCCAAGGGCAACGATGTTGTCCACGGTGAGCTCGTCGAGGTCAGCCTGGTGCTTCGTGGCGCCAACCCTGGCGCGCTCATTGACCAAGTCTCCATCGAGCATGGTGATGACGGAGAGGAGATTGCGGCTGTGATCTACACTGACGAGGATCTCGACTTCGTTTCCCACGGCGATGAGGATGAGGACTTCGAGGCGGAGGAGACGGTCGACGTCGAGCACGCCGAGGAGGAGCCTGAGGCCGATGCTGAGGGCGACGAGGACGACCCCACTCTTGGGGAGATCTTCGACGGAATGACCGAGGAGCAGAAGACGGCGGTTTATGCCATCGTCGGACAGCTGGTTGATTCCGTGGACGAGGAGGCGGAGGAGTCTGAGACCGAAGAGGTCGATGACACCGCCCATTCCGACACTACTACTGAGGAAGACGACTTGGCTCACAAGAATGTGTTCGAGGGCTCCGCTGACACCCAGGAGCTCCCGGTTCTGACCCACGCCCAGGTTGAGACCATCTTCGAGGACGCCCGTTCCGGCGGCTCTCTGAAGCAGGCCATCCTGGCTCACGCTGACGCCTATGGTATCAAGCAGATCGAGACCCTCTTCCCCGAGGCGAAGGATTTGTGGAATACCCCCGAGTTTATCAAGCGTAAGACCGATTGGGTCAACGCTGTTGTCGGGGGCGCCAAGCACTCGCCCTTCTCCCGCATTCGTACTCGCTTCGCTGACATCACCGCCGACGAGGCCCGTGCTAAGGGTTACATCAAGGGCAATAAGAAGGAAGACGAGGTCTTCACGCTTCTGCAGCGTGTCACCTCGCCGACCACCATCTACAAGAAGCAGCGTCTGGACCGTGACGACATCCTGGACATCACCGACTTCGACGTCGTGTCCTGGATCCGTGGCGAGATGAAGATTATGATCGAGGAGGAGCTCGGTCGGGCCATTCTCATCGGTGATGGTCGCCAGGCTTCCTCCAAGGACAAGATCAAGGAGGACTGCATCCGCCCCATCTACAAGGAGGACTCGCTGTACGCTCCGCGTGTCGTCCTTGCCAAGACCACCACCACCGAGGACGTCCTGGACTCTATCGTCCGCGCTATGGACGACTACGACGGCGCCGGTAACCCGACCTGGTTCGCTGAGCCTCACATGGTTACTGAGATCCTTCTGCTGAAGGACAAGATGGGCCACCGTCTGTTCCGCAGCGTCGCCGAGCTGGCTGACTACGTCGGCGTCTCGAAGATCGTCAAGGTCCCGCTGATGAAGGGCCTGCAGCGTACCTCCGCTAAGAACGGTACCGTTGACGCTCTGGGCATCATCGTCAACATGACCGATTACACGGTGGGCGCCGACAAGGGCGGCCAGCTGTTTGCTGCTGAGGACTTCGACATCAGCTTCAACCAGTACCACTACCTCCTGGAGACCCGCCTGTCCGGTGCGCTGACTCACCCGAAGTCCGCCATCATCGTCGAGCGGAAGACCGAGGACGGGAACGTCGTTCCGGAGCCGTGATAGATGGCCAAATTCTTCGGTGACATAGGATTCGCTACGCAGGTCCAAACTTCGCCGGGAATTTGGGAAGACAAGATCATCGAGAAGCAGTACTATGGCGACATCTTCCGCGAAGCACGTCGCTTTAGTGGCAGCGATGAGATTCTTGGATCAATCAACCTGAGTAACCAGATCAGTGTAGTTGCTGATGGTTACATCACGGATAATGTCCAGAATCTCAGGTACGTTCGCTGGCTGGGGGGACTTTGGAAAGTCTCTTATGTCGAACTGAAGTTCCCCCGGCTGGTTCTCGAGATGACGGGGGTGTATAATGGACCGACGCCTGGCTCTCCATGAGAAGCTGGTAGAGATCCTCGGGTCTGAGAATGTCTATTATCAGCCACTCCCGTCAATCAAGCTCTTGTATCCATGTATCATCTACGAGAGAAACCCGGGCGATCCGATGTATGCTGACAATCAGAAGTACATCAAGGCGAATCGGTTTCAGGTGACCCTGATCGCCCGCCATCCCGAGGACCCGACTAGGACCAAACTCGAAGATCTCCTGTTCAGTCGCCATATGACTCGACAGGTGACCGACAACCTCTATCACGACATCTTCGATGTCTATTACTAGGAGATAACATGGCTGCACTTGTCTGGGACAAGACTGGTGAGCGTAGGATTGAGACTGGTGTCGACCACTGCGCACTGTATGTGTACGACCCCAGCACCAAGACCTACGGCAAGGGCGTTGCTTGGAATGGTATCACCGCCATCTCCGAGAAGCCCGAGGGCGCCGAGGCTACTGACCTCTACGCCGACAACATTCTGTATCTGTCGCTGCTCTCCGCTGAGAAGCTGAAGGGCACGATCGAGGCTTACACCTATCCCGATGAGTTCGAGGCTTGCGACGGCTCCGCTGAGCTGGCCAAGGGTGTTAAGATCGGTCAGCAGGACCGCGTTGCCTTCGGTTTGGTGTACCGCACCAAGATCGGCGACGACGTTGCGGGTCAGGACCGTGGCTACAAGCTGCACGTCCTGTACGGCTGCAAGGCTTCTCCCTCCGAGAAGGGCTACAAGACGGTCAATGACTCCCCTGAGGCAATCTCGTTCTCGTGGGAGATCTCGACCACACCTGTCAACGTGAGCGGCGCCAAGCCAACTTCGCTTCTGACCATCTCGTCTTTGGATGTCGACCCCACCAAGCTGAAGACCCTCGAGGCTAAGCTGTTCGGTGCCGACGCTCATGGCGGGCAGCAGGCCTCCGAGCCCAAGCTGCTCCTTCCCGACGAGATCAAGGCCAACTTCGCAGGCTGATGACTACACCGGGGGCTCAGAGACCTAGACTCCTGGGCCCTCGGTGCCTGCAATGCTTATAGTTTCTATCCCCGAGGTCGAGGGATTTGACGAGGAGACACAATCATTCGTCTCCCTGCCCGGCGGAGAACTACACCTGGAGCACAACCTGATCGCACTGTCAAAATGGGAGTCGATCACCCATAAACACCTTATCGGCAATGAAGATGTCTCGCCAGAGGAGATGCTCCTCTACATCGAGTGCATGATCACTGATGAGGAATACAATCGTGAGCTTCTGGATAGACTCCCCGCCAGTGAAATCGAACGTGTAAGTAATTACATGGCCGACACAAAGACGGCGACCACCTTCGTTAAGAAGGGCGACAAGGACGGTTCCGGAGAATACACATCCTCGGAACTGATCTACTACTGGATGATCGCTTGCCAGATCCCATTTGAGTGCGAGACCTGGCATCTGAGCCGTCTACTAACGCTGATTCGAGTCTGCAACGAGAAGAATCAGCCCGAGAAGAAGATGTCCCGGGCCGACATCCTGTCAAGGAACCGGGATTTGAACAGAGCTAGGCGCCAAGCGCTTGGCTCGAAGGGATGATTATGGGAAAGCACGAAGAGTTCCCTGACGAGGCGTTTGCCCCGCAGGCTCACATCGGCACTGACCCTATGGAAGACAAGGACATTCACGTGTCTCAGACTACTGAGGTGATGCAGTGAGCGTTGCGCAGCAGGTCCTCGCTCGAGCTGCGGCGAGGATTGGATACTATGCTCCAGATGACCCCCAGCCTGGATCCGAAGCCGGTCGCTACTGGGCTGCTCGAACCGGACAGCAGTGGCTTGCTGGACCGTCCGACTCTGTGTGGTGGTGCATGCTCTTCGTTAGCATGTGCCTGGACGAGTGCGGGCAGATTGACGCTATTGGCGGGTTCTCTTTCAACACAGATTATACCGTTAACAAGGTCCGTGAGCATCCCACGGCTTACTTCGTGTCAGTTTACGACGCCCAGCCCGGAGATGTCCTCATCTTCAACTGGGACGGCGGCGGAACAGACCATGTGGGATTCGTCGAGAAGAATCTGGGAGGCGGTACACTCCAGACTATCGAGGGTAACACCTCGTCCGGCGATTGGGGATCTCAGGGCGCCGGTAATGGTGTATGGAGGCGTGTCCGTAGCGAATCGATCGCCTATGTGATTCGTCCTGCCTACTCCGACGGCGGCGCCAAGTCCGGCCCTGCTGACATCCGCGCCCTGCAGCGTGCAGTTCGGGCGAACCCCGACAATGTCGCCGGTCCGAACACCCGTTCTCGCTGCTACGCTCTGTCCTGTGCTTCGGAGTGGGGCGGGAAGACCTTCCCTTTCGGCATCAAGTTCACTCAGTCCGTTGTCGGCACTGAGCAGGACGGTGTCTGGGGCGAGGCGTCCGAGGAAGCCCATGACGAAACCGTCGAGAACGTCCAGCGTGCCGTTGGATCTGAGGTCGATGGCGTCTATGGTCCCGACACAAACACTCGAGTAAACGCGATGCTTGATCGCGCTGAACAGCCGTAGGAGGCTAAACAATGGCAGCCCCATACTGCACTTTAACCGGGACCATTCCGGGAGGAGAAAAGGGTCGGGCGATCGTTCGAATCATTCCTGACGTCGTCGGTGCTACGGCGACGGTCAACGGGGTTACAGTCGGCATGCGAGAGCATATGGTTCGGACGGACCAGGCTGGTGCTGTCAATATCGAGGTGTTGGCTCCGGGCGCTGGAGTGACCCCAGCTGGCGCCTGGACCCACACCATCTATGTCGACTCTCCCGGGATTGATCTTGTCAAGCACCTGGCTCTGACTCAGGGTGGCGAGATTGACATTATGACCGCCGATCCCACCGATGAGATCGCCCCACTCCCTTTCGGTGGTGGCGGAGGCGGTGGAGTCGGTACTCCCGGTCCCCCTGGACCTCCTGGGAAGAATGGAGCTCCGGGCCTTCAAGGCCCAAAGGGTGACCCAGGGCCCAAGGGAGATCCTGGCCCAAAGGGCGACCCAGGACCTCGAGGAGAACAGGGTCCTCCTGGACAGGCTGGAGGAGCGGCATCCCTTCCTGAGTATCTGAAGGAAGCCGCACTCAATGCGAAGTTCCTGACAAACACAAACGCAGCATCGACCTATTACTCCCAGTCGGCCGCTACTACTGCGCTTGCTAAGAAGGCAGATGTCTCTCAGCTGGCTACCAAGGCCGATCGAGTCGATCTGAACGCCACAAATGCGCTTGTTGCCAAGAACCTCAACCCGTTCCAGACTGGTGCTAGGTATTACTCTCCTGTGACTTACTATTGGCCGGACTACTACCATGATGGAAAGCCCGGACAGTTCTCAAAGTGGGCACAGACACTCAAGTTCCGAGACGAACTTGGGTATGTCATCATGAACCGCAACAGCGGAGACTGGGAAGCATACGAGAAGGACTTCAAGAAGCAGGCTGAGCTGGCTCTTGCCGCTGGAGCAAAGAAGATCCTGTTCTACATCAAGACTCAGTATGGCGTCGCCAGTCTGCCGGCTACTGACCCTGCTCGGAATAACATTCCGAACCCGGACAAGTTCACCAAGACCTACATTCTTGAGCAGCTCAAGCGGGCTAAGCAGTGGTATGGCGATCTTGTTCAGGGCGTCTTCCTCGATGAGGTCATCAACGGCTGGGGAACTCAAGCTGGACGAGTCCCGTGGTACAAGGATCTCATTGACACGATCCGTACCAATGAGGGGTTCAACTTCGTCATCGGGATCAACACCGGATCCAACATCTCTGAGGAGATGTGTAAGCTCGACTTCAACGTCTGCATGATGTATGAAGGCACAGCACAGAAGTTCTTGACGAATGACGAGCAGACCCCGATCCTTCCGGCCCACATGGCTGAGTATCCGTCTACTCGTTGGTGGGCAACGGTCCACACAACCAACTCGATCAACTACCGTGAGGTCTTCCAGAAGCTGGATTCGCTCTCAATCGGCCACGTCTACGTCACCGACGGCGTTCTTGCTGAAGATGGTCAAAATGGTGGCCAATGGCAGCCGGTTGGTAACCCTTACTCCAACCCGCCAGGCGAGAAGATCCGTGAGCTCATCATCCCCTGGATCAAGGGCTATCTCGATCTCAAGCTTCGAGTCGACGGGATGACTACAGATGGCTCTAAGATCCTTGTTCTGGGTAAGGATGACCCGGTTCCTGCTGGAACTCCTGCTGGAACGGTGATTGTTCGGAGGGCTCGCTGATGGATAGTATGCTCCCCAAGCTGAGCTCATGGTGGTTCGGCAATGGAAAAGCTCAGGGGGACGGAGCATACATCAGTGTCAACTCGTCAACGACCCCCTATGATCAGTACGCCATCCCAGTTCTCCAGAAGAAATTCCGATTCACGCTGAACTATACCTCAGGAGATGAGAATCGTCTCGTCTTCCGAGCAAGTAGACTCAACGCTAAGAAGGAGAACCTATACCAGGACATCATCGAGACGAAACGACTCCCGGCAGGGACTAAACGCTCGATCGATCTCGACATTGTACTGTCAGATAGCCAGCATCCATTGTGGCTACCATCTATTCAGGTCCCATCGACCGGCCATGACATCCTGATCCACAGTCTCGAGGTGTATCCGACTCCCCAAGAGGGAATCGAGTTCGT